CAAGAGTGTGAAGGCGGTGCGTGCCCTGTTAAATAGGCATTCACCCCCACCATTAGGAGATACATAACATGAAGATACCAACGTATGCTATTGATTTAATTGAAGAACTTAACAAATCATACCCTAATAAACATCCAAGCCTCTCTGATTCAGAAAGAGAGGTATGGTTTAAAGCCGGGCAAAGGTCTGTTGTAGATACTTTACTATCAATTGCACAAGATCAACAGGAAGAAGGAGAGCTTCCACAACTATTAAACAAGGATAAATAATTATGTGCGGATCATTACTAGCACCTAGTGCGCCTGCTATGCCTGCGCCTATGCCTGTTGCACCTACAGTACAACCACTGTCCCCTGAAGCAGTACAACAAACAGAGGCAGTAGACCCTACCGTAGCAACAACTCCTTCAGACCCTCAATTTCAAGCAGGTTCAGAGATTGATGAGATGGATCAAATGGAAGCAACTAAAGGTACAAAGAGATTACAGACTCATTCTAAAACTGATACAGGTTTAGCTATACCACTATAAGGAATTAAGACATGGAAGAAGAAGGAAAATATAAAGGTTCTACCTGCTCAGGGTTATACGGTAAGTTAGAAACTCAACGTTCTGCTTTCTTACAGAGAGCAAGAGAGTGTTCTGAGTACACTATACCTACCCTAATACCACCTAATGTAGAAGGTGGAGCTCATAAGTTTCCTACTCCTTACCAAGGTGTTGGAGCTAGAGGTGTAAATAATATAGCAAGTAAATTACTATTAGCTTTACTACCAGCTAACCAGTCATTCTTTAGATTATCAGTAGATAATAAAATCTTAGATGACCTTGGTGCAGCTAGAGGTGAAGCAGAGAAAGCTCTAGTAGAAATAGAATCAAGAGTATTAAAAGAAGTTAATGCATCACAAGTAAGAGTTAAAGTATTTGAAGCTCTTAAACACCTCATCGTAGGTGGTAACACTTTATTATATTTACCTCCTGGTGAGAATACCTTAAAGGTATATCCACTTGCTAGGTATGTAGTAGATAGAGATGCAACAGGAAATGTATTACATATCATTACTAAAGAAGATGTCAATGTAGATACATTAGATCAGAGTGTTTTAGATGAAATAGAAATACCTGATGATAATGATGAGGACATTTCTATATACACACACGTTAAGTGGACAGGCAAGAATTGGTCCGTGCAACAAGAGATAGAAGGACAGATCCTAGAATCAACTAAGACTACCTATGCTAAAGATAAGTGTCCATTCATGGCACTACGTCTTATTGTAGTCGATGGTGAGGCCTATGGTCGTTCATACGTTGAAGAGTATCTTGGAGATATTAAGTCATTAGAAGGATTAACCAAAGCTATTGTGGAAGGTTCCGCAGCTATGGCTAAGCTTCTAATATTTGTTTCACCTAATGGAACTACTCGTAAGCGTACAGTTGCAGAAGCAGCTAACCTAGCAGTAGTCGAAGGAAACGCACAAGATGTCACAGCTTTTAGATTGGATAAAGGGGGCGACTTTGGAGTTGCACTTCAAACTGCAAACACTATTACAGAACGTTTATCGTTTGCTTTCATGCTTAACTCAGCAGTTCAAAGACAAGCTGAAAGGGTTACGGCAGAAGAAATAAGATACATAGCTAATGAACTAGAGGACACCTTGGGTGGAGTCTATTCAATTCTTGGTGCTGAGTTTCAGTTACCATTTGCTAAGTTAGTTATGGCTCGTATGCAGAAGACCGGAAAGATTCCGTCATTACCTAAGGGTATGGTAGAGCCTGTAGTTATTACAGGTATGGAAGCTTTAGGCCGTCAAGCAGACATGATGAAGATGGACATGTTTACTCAGAGCTTAGCAGTCTTAGGACCTGAAGCTTTAATGAAACATATCAACATCAGTGAGTACATAGCAAGAAGAGCAGCAGCTTTAAGTATTGATGCAACTGATCTAGTTAAATCAGAAGAACAGTTACAACAAGAAATGCAGCAACAGCAAGAACAGATGCAACAACAACAGATGATGCAGATGGCCCAGGCCGCAGCACCTAATGCAATTAAAGGTATGGCGGATGGTGAACAACAAAACAAAGCAATGGCACAAGAAGCCATGATGGCTGAACAACAACAAGGAGAACAAGTACAGTGAAGATGGATTACTTACACCAAGACGTAGAAGAAGAAGCACATGAAATAAAAGAAGATATTGTCAAACCTAAGAAAGCAGCTAAGAAAGAAAAGAAAGATGTAGCTGAATTAAGTAAAGGCACTAAACGCATTGATAGATAATAATTAAGGGAGATACAAATGGTAGAAGAAGTACAATTCAAGTCAGAACAACCTGCTGAACCGGAAGGTCATGAAGCAGAGATGGTCAAGAAGATTGACGATGCTAATACTATGCCTGAAGAAGGTATACAAGAAAATGTAGAAGTAGCAGGAAAACCTGAAGACGTCCCTGAGAAGTTCTATAACGCTGAGACAGGTAAGGTTGACTATGAAGCTATGGCTAAGTCATATTCAGAACTTGAAAAGAAACAATCAGGACAGACAGAAGATCCTAAAGAACCTATTGATGAACCTCCGGTTACTGATGCAGCTGACGATGTAGTAAAGGAAGCTGGGTTAGACATGGGTGCTCTTACAAAAGAGTACGATGACAATGGTTCACTTACAGATGGTTCATATGCAGCCTTAGAAGCAGCAGGTATACCTAAGGCAACCGTGGATCAATATATACAAGGTCAGCAAGCCCTAGTATCACAGGCACAGACTGAAGCCTATTCTCTTACTGACGGTAAGGAAGGGTATGAAGCTATGTCAGGTTGGGCTAAAGCAAACCTGTCAGCAGAAGAGCTTGGTAACTATAATACGCAAGTCAACTCTATGAACTCCAAAATTAGAGAGCAGGCTATACGAGGGTTACATGCACAATTTTCTGCTGATTCAGGTGATGGTAAAGGACTAGTCCACGGTGGTGGTTCTCAGTCTAGTAACACAGGTGGTTATGGTTCACGAGCACAGATGATTGCTGCTATGCAAGATAGCAAGTATCAATCTGACCCAGCCTATAGAGCTGAGGTAGAAGCAAAAGTAGCTCGATCAAGTTTCTAAGATCGGGGTATTTCTCCCTGCCCCACTTAGATCAAAGTCCTACCCTCCCGGGTAGGCATGACCGCTATTAAGTGGCGTACCTCAAGATAGACTTGGTAACTCTCTATCGACCTGGTTTCTTTAACTAACTACAAAGGAATCTATATGTGGACTAAACCTCAAGCAACTGAAATGCGTTTCGGTTTTGAAGTAACAATGTACGTAGCAAACAGATAATTCAAGTCCTCCCTTCCTGGGAGGCATCATGCCTATTTAGGCAGATTTTCCCACACTAAATCAATTAGTAGTAAAGCCCTCTGAGGAGGACAACTTTGTGAGAATAGTTTTATGTAATAGGAAATGGAATTTAACTAATCTATAAGGAGACATTATTATGTCAGACGCAAATCCAAGTAGACTAGGTTCCATTAATGGCGCTACCGATAAGAAAGCACTTTTCTTAAAGGTATTTGCCGGAGAGGTCCTAGCTACATTCCAGCAACACAACGTATTCCTAGACAAAACAACAGTGCGTACTATTGCCAACGGTAAAAGTGCACAATTTCCAGCGACCGGTATTGCAACCACAGGTTACCATACACCAGGTACTGAAATTCTAGGTGACGAAATCAACCATGCAGAAAGAGTTATCACTATTGATGACTTACTAACATCATCTACATTCATTGCTAACATTGATGAAGCTATGAATCACTATGACGTTAGATCTACATACTCAAATGAAATCGGCTTTCAACTAGCTAAGAAAATGGACGAGAACATCGCCCAAGTAATGGCATTGACAGCACGTGAAGCAGCAACAATTACTGGTAATCCAGGTGGTACTACATTAACAAATGCAGACTATGCTACTGATTCAGCAGTATTGGCTTCAGGTTTATTTGATGCACAACAAACACTAGATGAGAAGAGTGTTCCGGACAATGACCGTAACGCATTCTTCCTTCCAGCTCAATATTATCTTTTAGCGCAGAACACAACAGTCATTAACCAATGGTATGACGGTAAAGGTTCTATCTCAGAAGGTACTGTTCTTAAAGTAGCAGGATTGCCAATCATCAAAACTAATTCAATTCCACAAACTAACGTAACTACAGGCCCTGATGCATACAAAGGTGACTTCAGTAATACAGTCGCTCTAGTAGCTCATAAAGGTTCTACAGGTACAGTTAAGTTAATGGACTTAGCAGCTGAGTCAGAATACGACATCAGACGCCAGGGAACCCTGATGGTAGCTAAGTACGCTGTAGGTCACGGGATTTTACGTCCTGAGGCAGCAGTAGAATTAGCTTCAGCGTAATACATGTAATACAGTCTAGCCCCTTCGGGGGCTTTACTTTTTTTAAAAGGAAATAAAAATGTTAGGAACCTATACAAGTCTTTCAGAATTGGAAGCAGTTAACATCATGCTAAGTACTATCTCAGTAGCACCTGTATCAACCTTAACAGTATCCGGGGATCTTAATGTTTCTGTTGCCAAGCAGATGTTATATGACACAGCAAGAGAAGTAGAGAGCTATGGCTACTACTTTAATACAGATGCTAAATATCCTCTAGCTCGTAATGTAGATGATGAAATTGAGATGCCTAAGA